AAGAGTTCAATGTCAGCAACAGCATTTTGAATCTCTACCGATTTCTCTGTAACATATTCGATTTCAGCAGTGCCAGTGACATTACTGAACCCACCTGTACCACGATAAATAGCCATTTAAGCCTCCGTTGTTATATTCTTTATAAATTCACGCTGTAAACGTATAAAAAATAGGGCTTCCTGTTAAGGAAACCCCAAAATTGCATAAATTTATTATGCTGGTAGTGCTAACACTAAACCACACTCAGGACGGTAAACAGAAGCACCATAGATACGGTCTGCTGTGAACAAGTCAGCAAGGAACTCTTGCTTATACTGAGTCTGAGTACGGACACCTTGCTGTTCAATAAGAACGAAAGCATCTTTGTCGATTAACAAGCCAGCTTTAACACCTGTTTCCATAACTGGACAGTTGGTAGAAACATAAACTGGAATACCATATAGGTCACCAATCAAGCCAGTTTGAACACCTTTACCACCAACAAAGTCAGTAGAAGTGTAACGAGTGATACCTAAAATATCATTCTTAGCTGAAGGAGGTACAATTAGTACACGGTTATCCATAGGTACGTCATCATCGTCTAACACTTGGATAGCATCACGTAACGCTTGGTCACCGAAACGACCAATATCAGCAGTACCATCTGCATCATACGCTTCCAACTTACCAGTTGTAGTGTTGATCTGATAAGCGCGGCTGTGAACCCAAGAAGCACCAGTACCATTACCTAATGACTTACCTAATGTAAACAAGTCATTCTCTACTTTCAATGCTAAAGCATAGCCAGCATCTTCAGTGTAGAAACGCATTAAAGAGCTTAATGCTTGCTTAGATACAATATCTTCAATCAAGCGTGAGTATTCATAATGCTTGTCAATAGAAAGGACTAACTCGCCTTCTGTTGCATTTTGAATTGTAACTGCTGTGTTTTCAGCCTTAGCAGAAGCCGTACCACGGGTAGGCTTAGGAATATGAACCGTATCCCCTTTCTTACCAACCATGTTCATCTTCATTACGTGTTGAGCCAACACTAACTTCTTCTCATAAGCTGCAATAATCTGGTCTGACCAAATCTCTGGGATAAAAGTTCCAATGTCGCTTTTACCAATCGCACCGCCCATCGCTGGGTAAACTGAAGTTGCCATATTATAATTTCCTTTTCATAATTAAATTAACGAACGCGACCTTCATCATACGCTCTCATAATATCTGAGTAGTTAGCATGATAAACATCAGGCTGTTCTCTCATAAGTTTAACAATGTCTGCACGTTTGTAAATCTTGCGACTAGCTGACTCGCCAGAAGCCTTACTTACACCTGTTGAAGCAGTTTTCATTTGTCGTTTTCTATCTTCATCAGCAATAACTTTAGATTCACTTGCCATTGATGCCCTCTCTTTATAAAGTGATAAGAGTTCATCAGCAGCAATTGGGTCGTATTGATTGTTAGCCAGATTAAATAAATTCTGACGAACAACTGAAGATTGCACCCATTGTTGGAATCCTGCACTAGCTCCAATTTGTTTGAAATCAGGATGCCTATTGGCAATTTGTGCTAGGTTACGCTGTTTTGCCATTTCCGCATTAGTCTGTTGTGCTTGTCTGATAGCTGGATGACTATCTAGGGCTTTTTTAACAGCTTCTTTTGGATTGACATAAAAATCAACATCATCAATTTCATCATCTGCTTGTTGATTTGCAGTTGGCTTTTGTGTCGAGAGTTGTGTCTTAATGAAGTCATCTACCGTTCTACGTAGTTCACCAACTTCAGAAGATTGCTTACCAACTAGCCGTTCAGCTTCTTGGTGCATACGTGCAATCTCACGTGCTGATTTACCTTTGTACTTTTCAGGTAGGTCGTCTTGTTCCTCTGCTGGTTGTGAAACTTCTTGTGCCACTGTATTATTGGGCTGTGCGGTTTCTTCCGCTACATCTTGTCCAAGAGATTCAAAACTTGCATTTTGACTTTCTTCAATTTGACGCTCATCGTCTACTAAATGTGCCATGTATAAACTCCGTTGCTAATTTGCAATTATGGAATAAAAATTACGCTTGTTGTTCAGCAAACCATTGTTCGTATAAACTACGAGTGGTTGCTTCATAATCAAGCAATTGTTTAATGACGCTGTACTGTCCTTGCCTAATTCTAAGGTCATCCAAGTCCCTAGTATTAGGCATATCGTTCACAACTGCCATTTGTTCTGACAACTCAACCATCAATGCTTTCCACCCATCAGTGGAAAACATGAAAATTAAATCATCAAATTCTTTTTCTAGCTGCTTATTGTCCATTGTTGTTATTCGCTCTTGCCATTAGCACTTGCTGTTGGGCAGTTTTCTCTTTAACATCAATTTCTCTTTCTTTCAATGCGAGTTCTGTAACTTTGACTCTACGTTCAAAATCCTTCCCTTCATTGTCTTCATTCAAGTTGTTAGACAAAGCTGAAATATATTTAGCTTCAATCTCTCTAGGCATTAACTCAGCTTCTACACGAGCCTTTTGTGCTAATGCTTGCTCTTTCTCTAACTGTGCTTGCTTTAATGCCATATCAAGCTGCATCATTTGCATTTGCATCTGTTGCTGCTGTTGCATCTGTTGCTGCTGTTCTGGTGAAGGTTGACCAGCTTGGGTAATTGCAGCAGCAATTTCCTCTCTATTCGCAATGTTCATATTGTCTACAATAGACTTAATCAACAACGGATATGCTGGTGAATCTGGTGACATTGTTTGCATAAGCTGAACAAGCTGTGTAACCTCATACTCTCTAGCCATAATACCTAGCGTAGAAGCTGCTACAAACTTGTAATCACCAACTGGATAGTTATCAGGGTCAAACTGCATATAACGCCATGCTGCTTTTTCAACAAACGGCATAAGGAAACTTTCATGGAAGTTAATTAGTGTACGCTTATGACGCTTAATAATAGCCCCAAGTGACATACTGATACCAGATGATGTAGCTTCACCGTTAATACCACCTGATACACCTGTTGAATCAACTGCACCAGTAGATTGCTGTACCATACGCTGTAATTCAGCACCTTGAGCAAATGTAATCTGGTCAACTGAGCCAAACTTAAACGGCATCAATGCTTCAGCAGGGTTGCCATTAGTTAGGATTGTTTTACCAGCTTTAATCTCAAGTTTAGCACCTCTAGCTAGTTTAGTAGCATCTACAGCCATCATTGGGTGTACAGTTAGTGCTAAAGCGTCCATACGAGCCCGTAGTTCAGCGTCTAACGCTTTCTGACTGTTATACCCCTTCTCACATACTCCACGCCCCCAGAAGCGATTAGGGACTACATCCCATTGAAACGCTACTACAGGTCTATCTTGCATCATGTAAGGGTTAGCTTCACACTTCAATACAAACTGCTCATTAGCTACAACTACAATTGCTTCTACATAAGCTGAATCACTGTCTTTATCTTCACCTGAAAGTTCAACGATTGTTTCATCGTCGCCTTCTTCTTTTGTATACTCATCAAACATTTCACGAGGAACTAAGCCATAATACTTAGTGATACGTGTTCTACCTTTCTCAGCTACATTGATTAGCGTGTCAGGTTCTAGTTTTGTATCAGTAATACCTTCATCTTGAAAATCTACATCACGATAAATACCCTGTTCAATAGCCTTTTCAACTAAGTGTGTTGGGATATATTCATCAATGATACAACCAATACTGTCATCATCATAAATCTCTACACCAACAGACTGCAAAGCACCATCCATAATGGGTCGTGTTGCAGGCTTCATCTCTTTAACTTCTTCTAAAATGATTTCAGCAATACCTGTACCATAGATAGCAGATGTTAATACAACTTCACTAATAGCCTTCTTGACTTTGTTCTTACCAAAATCTTCTGTTAGCTTATTACGCAAGTACATAATGTCTTGGCTTTCTTTGTCATTCAGGTCATCTGAAATATCAAACCAATTACCACGACCAAACGTAGCTTCTTCAATCTCTGCTACAGAACTCTCTACAGCTTGCTGTAAGGCTGGAGCAATGATACGGCTACGTTCACTGTCACGTGTCTTGTCTTTAGCGTCCCACTGACCTCTAAAGATTCTGTAATACTCTTCATGAAGGGCTGCATAATTAGTAGAATAATGGTCACGCCATTCTTCAGCTTTAGACAATACCCATTCGTCTAGTGATTCTTTTGTAAAGTCTAAACCTTCCATTCTAACCTCTTATTTAGTATCCAGCTATTTGGTCAAGAATTTCATACTCTTCACCTTCATATTCACCATGATATGAAATGTTAGCAATCTGCTCAATGTAAGCTAAACTGTCAATCAAGTCATCATGAACCTTTGGATTAGGAAACTGATAAAGTTCATCTAAGAACTCCTCATTCCATGCTCCCTTGTTCAATGTAATACGACCATGCTCAAACCTACCTTGTAAAGCCCAAACAATACGGTCATACTTTCTTTTATTACCGTGTGTCATCTCTTGAACTGAAAAAAAGAAACTCTGTTGTTTCATTAAATCTGTCAATGGAAGCATTACAGCTTGCTTGGCAATACCACGTTCAATGCCTACCACTCTAGGTCTGTATTCTTTAACAAGCTGAAAAATAACCTCAGCTGTTTCCTTTACACCCCATCTGCCATATTCAATGTGGTCAATATGCCAACCGTCTGTATTAACCTTAGCCACTGTGATAGCTGTTTGGTCTAGCTTCTTAGCTTGACTAGTGTACATTTTATCAACATCACCAAACCCTGCTAAGTCAATACTGATAAACCATTCACCATCACTAGGAGGGTTAGCTGCATACTTAACCCATTCTTCTTTGAAAATATCTGAGCCTGCTGAATCAAATGAACACATAAACTCTTGTCTGAAAGCAAAACTGCTCATACTCTGTTTAGCTGCTTCAATCTCTTCAGGGTCTAACAAAGGGTTGTTATAACTGGTGAAATGCCAACTCTTAATCGTCTTATCTTCACCTGACAAACCACGTTGGTAAGTGTCATAGAAGTGGTTACGCCCCATAGGTGTACCAATGAACAAAGCATCACCCTTGTTATCTGCTAAGGCTGGTCGAATAATCTGGTCAAACACTGTAGGTTTCATATCTGCATATTCATCGAATACAACAAACTTCAATGACACACCACGCATTGTTTCTGGTCTATCAGCCCCTTTCAGGTTGATCTTAGCACCATTGATTAGTCTAATCTCTAAGTTGTTAATGTGACTGCTTTCAACAACAGGGTGGGCAATCTCTAACAATTGCTGCCACATAATATCTCTTGCTTGCCCTTGTGTTGGGGCTACATAGAACACTTGCCCTTTCTTCTCGTTTAAGGCTGCTAAGATAAGCATAATAGCTGCTAGACGGCTTTTACCTGTACGTCAGCGGCGACCAGCAGCCACGACCTTAAATCGTGTGCGGTCACCGAGTACCTCCTGTTGCCATGGGAGCAGAGCAAAATTTAATGTACTCATGTTGCTTCCTCATTTAATTTATTAACGTAAGTAGTACAGAAAAATTTAACATCTTCATCTGAAAAAGAGTTTTTACAAGTGTTGTACATATACACAACAAACTGACAATTATCTTTAGTATACCCTTTTGTTGGGTCTATCTTATCAATAGAAGCTGTAAATGGGTTTCTTAAACTGCCACCATCGTCTATTGTAAATTTACTAGAAGCGTAGTCAAATACAAACGGTATGCCAGTAACCTCACATACACCATTAAACAGCTTCTCGTTTACGTATTCCAACGTAAGGTCAAAAGGTAAGTCGTTATCTCTTGCACGTCTTTCAGCATGTTTGAACAGCGAATAAGCCCTACCTTTTGGTGTGTTGGCATATGATTTATACTTAACCTGACGATA